ACGTAACTGTAACATCATGTCCCCTTCCGCAGTCCGCCCATAAACCTACGGGGTATTGTTACGATCAGACGGTCTTCATCCATTGATTGCAGGGTTACGTCGTGGTCTGTCCAGCACACTACGACATAAGTTCTTTTACCGATACGCTTGATCTGTCCTGTGTTCATGATCCGATCCACTTCTCAAAGGCAATCGCACCTTGGTACAGAATGAATAAGAAGAAAGCCCACATACCTATCCACACAAGATATTCCTTGGCTCTATCCCAATCGCTTTCGCACCGCCACATTGGTGTGGCATAGTCGGCATCCCGCAGGGTAGACTTCATTTTCTCGTTGTGCCATTCCATCAGGGCATCGTTACCCTCATATGGTTTCTTTAGCCTAGTGATCGGCTTGCGTGGTGCTGGTTTAATCTTCTTCATTTTGGTTCTCCTTGCTGTTTAAAAAACTTCCTAATGGTTGATATGCGCCATTGGCTCTTGTTCGAATAACTACTTCCTGCATAAAAAGTTTTACCCACTATGTGTTTTATGTCAGGTGGTGGGAACTCTCCCTTCTCTATCTTTAGATACATTGTGCTTATCTTTATCTTAAATATATCGGCTAGGTCTTTAGCGTTCATGCACGAGTTCGGGGCTACTTCCTTAAGCCAAGAGGGTTCAGGTATTTCGGACAGGTCTTTTTTGTTCATGTTGTCCTCTTGGGGTTAAGTTGTTTAAGCAGGGTCATGTCGGTAATGCAGACATAGTTCGACTTGTTTAGTGGTGCGATTGTGAACTTGCGTTCCTTGGCAATCTCGTCACCGCAGGGAAGGCAGAACTTGTAGCCTAGCGCCCAACGCTTTAGATGGACTTCATCACCGCAGTTGCGACAATGGTGTACTTGCTTCATGGTGTATCTCCTAGTAAGTTGTTTTCTCTGTGTTAGTAAAGTTACTAACAGGCAGAGGCTTGGCGATGGAAGCAAAAACTTTTCCCATCTAAATACTATTTTACCCTATATAACTGTCAAAGTCAAGTAAATGGTAGTAAGTTATAGCGTATTCTATTAAAGAGTATTTGTACCTATTGTTCTTTATTTGTTCTTTTATAGAGGTATATAGAATAAGGTTTGTACCTTTGTTCGGAATGTTCCTGCCTTTTTAGGGTGCTTGACTTTCAAAAGGAGTGCAAGAAGGACAGAGAGTTTTCTGTTTTTGTTTTGCCTGACTGTCAAAAATTGGGGTTCAAAGCGAACATTACGAACATTACTTATAAATCAATGACTTAACTCCGAACAATACCAAGAACATTACCCCATAAAAAAACTACAATAGCAGGGTAAACACCTAGAAACTTTACGCTTGACAAAGCCAAAATAAACTGATAACCTGACATCAGGTTATCACCCAACAAAAAACAAAATTACCCTGTGTGGCTCACTACTCCAAGTCACTGGCATCATTGTTAGTAACATTACTAACACGGTTCTGATCCAACGCTGAACAACTTACCCTATGCGACCCACTACTCCAAGTCACTGGCATCATTGAGTCAAACTTTTGTTAGTAAAGATACTACTGAGAGCCGAGCCGAGCCGAGCCGAGCCGAGCCGAACCAAATTCAAGACGCAAAAAAACCCGCCGAAGCGGGTTGAGATGTTAAGGGGCTTTCGCCCCTTGGGTTAAATTGCGTTATGAGCCAATTTGGTCAGCATTGTTTTATGTTTCACAATGTCAAAACTAGCGGTTTCCAATTTGCTCAGGCGATCAAGGGCTGAGTTCAATTCCTTGAAATACATTTGCTCGGATGTAGCCTTTTCAGTAGCGCCGCGCTCTGCTGATTCCTCGCGCTTGGCAAGGGCGCGACGATAGTAGGCGAATTCTGAGCCGATCTGCATACCCAATGCGCGCTTAGTAGCCTTTTCGAAATCCGATAAAACCTTGGATTCCTTGGCAAGTAACGCCTGAGCATCAAGATCAAAACCCAAAACAATCGCGCCCTTGATCTGATTGTGCAATTCAGTATTGCTCTTATTGCTCAGATCGAGATCATACGATTTCAAACCTTGGGCCTGCATTAGATCAACGGTCTTGCTCTTGGTCTTGGCAGTATCAAGGGATTTTTTAGTTCCCTTGGTAATCAGATCAACGATTTCAGAGCCGATTACTTTACCCTTAACTAGGGCTTGAGTAACGATAGCCATTGGGTTATTGAGGGCTGATGTTGCGTTTTTTACTTGTGACATGATGTTTCCTTTTATCAATATGGTTGGCGGGTGATTCATCGAATCGCTTTTCCCTAACCATGTAATTATTATCTCGCATAACCTATAAGATGTCAATGTTTAATAGATGTTAGTAACATTACTAACAAAACGCTAGACCCTGAAAAGCGAATCCCACCCCCCACTTTTTATAAAATAGGGTTGGTTTGACTACAGGTATGCTATTCCAAACGCTCAATGCCCATAATTCCTGTTTCGCACTAAGATGTGTGCGATTTTCTGTTTTGTTGTAGGTACTTTTTTATGTTTCGCCACAGAAACACCCCCCGTCACTTGTTTAAGTACCCCCCACCAAAAAATTTTTTATATGTAAAAATCACGTTGTGGGGTAAGGTAATTTTATAAACACCATCGTTTCGGCTTCGCATACCGTGCTTTACTCCACACCACTTGTGCTTTAAAAATACTGCGTTATACTGCACGCATTAACATCTTTTAGTCTGGACATTAGGCAAGATGCAATTACACGTTGAACCTGATCTATCTATCCCGTTTCCTGACGACAACCCCGTCTTGGCAAACTTTATAGAGAAGGCACAAGCTGCCTGTAATACGGCAGAATTACTCGAATTGGACATGGAGCCAACCGAGCAGGACCTCTCTACTGCTGAAAAAGCCGTGTATGCCGTAGCTGAAAACGAAGAAAAAGCCAATAAAAAGCTGGTCAAACAAGACCAAAAACCTGCTGTATATAAGAGCGTCAAGTCTATTTTGGATGAGTACAGCCTGCGGGTTGTAGACAATGCCATGCAGATTCGCTTGCTTGTGACCAATAAACTGATCTTAGATTCAGACTCGCCAGACGACAGAACACGGCTGCGCGCCCTGGAAATGCTGGGTAAGATCACCGATGTGGGCCTGTTTACAGAGAAGTCCGAGGTAACAATCACCCACAGATCCACCGAGGATCTTGTGTCCTCAATCAGGTCTAAGCTCCACAGACTCATGCACCCAGACGATGTGACTGATGTAAAAGCGGTCGAAGTCAACGGGGAGTCTATCGACGTAGATGCTGAGCTGGGGCTAGATGCTAAAGAAGACGACGGTATTAACGATGCAGACTTTGAGATAAAAGAAGAACCCAAGGAATGAGTGAAGTCCTGAGTCCTTTAGAGTCCCTGACAGATACCGAGCTGGAGTTTCTGGCGAACAATCTGGACAAGTTCTCTGAAGAAGAGGCCCTAGAGCTGGACATGGTGACAGATGAGTTGGACAAGCGGGCGTGGGCTAAGGCGTGTCGGAATGACTTGATAGCGTTCTGTCAAAAAATGCAGCCAGACTATAAGGTTGGCAAGCATCACCGCACTTTGGCAGACCTGCTCATGGCTATTGCAGAAGGTAAGGAAGACCGAGTTTGCGTCAATATCCCTCCACGGCACGGTAAATCACAGCTCGTATCTATTTACTTCCCTGCCTGGTTTTTAGGCAAACACCCTGATAAGAAGGTCCTGATGGTGTCTCACACCACTGATCTAGCGGTAGACTTTGGACGGAAAGTGAGGAACTTAATTGACACACCTAGCTATAAACGGATATTCCCAACCGTCTCTTTGGCGGCGGATAACAAGTCTGCTGGTCGATGGAACACTAACGTTGGCGGTGAGTACTATGCTTGCGGTGTTGGCTCTGCCCTTGCTGGTCGTGGTGCTGACTTACTACTCGTTGATGACCCTCATAATGAGCAAGACATTATTAATGGCAACTTTGATGTATTTGAGAAAGCGTATGAGTGGTTTACTTATGGCGCTCGTACTCGTCTTATGCCTGGTGGTAGGGTCGCAATTATTCAAACTCGTTGGCACCAAGATGATCTAACGGGTCGTGTTATCAGGGATATGATCCAGAATGACGAAGCGGATCAGTACGAACGGGTAGAATTCCCTGCGATTTTTAATGATGGCACCCCAGAAGAACGGGCGCTATGGCCTGAACAGTATTCCCTCGAAGCACTGCGTAGAACCAAGGCATCTATGCCTGTTTTCCAGTGGAACGCTCAGTATCAGCAGAATCCGACGGCTGAAGAAGCCTCTGTAGTCAAGCGCGAATGGTGGAAATGGTGGAAACAAGAGACACCACCGTCCTGTGAATACGTGATTATGAGCCTCGACGCTGCTGCAGAGACCCATAACAGGGCTGACTTCACTGCATTAACGACATGGGGCGTGTTTTTTGACGAAGAAACGGAAGCACATGCGATTATTTTGCTCAATTCCATCAAAAAACGGGTCGAATTTCCAGAATTAAAGACATTAGCGTGGACAGAATGGGAAGAATGGGAGCCAGATGCGTTTATTGTGGAGAAAAAGTCTGCAGGAACGGCTCTTTATCAAGAATTACGGCGTACAGGGATGCCTGTACAAGAATATACGCCACATAGGGGTAGCGGAGACAAGCTCGCACGTTTAAACTCTGTAGCAGACATCATCAGATCAGGTTTGGTGTGGGTTCCAGAGACAAGGTGGGCTGAAGAAGTCGTTGAAGAGATTGCGGGATTCCCGTTTATGAGTCATGATGACTTGGTAGACTCGACGGTTATGGCGCTGATGCGGTTCAGACAGGGTGGATTCATTCGATTACCGAACGATGAACCTGAAGAAATTGGATTATTTAGATCTAAAAAAAGATCTTATTACTAAGGAAGAATTATGGCAATAGATAAGGCACTCTACCAAGCTCCCATGGGCATTGACGCTGCAGCAGATATGGAAGAACCCATTGAGATCGAGATTGAAGACCCAGAGTCAGTAACGATTGGTATAGGTGGGCTTGAAGTTGTGCTTGAGCCAGGTGAAGAAGGCGATGAAAATGAGTTTAACGATAACCTCGCTGAATACATTACCGACGGTGAACTGACTGAGTTAGCTGGTGATTTGATTGGCGACTTTGATTCTGACATTGGTTCCCGTAAAGATTGGATACAGACATACGTTGATGGCTTAGAACTCCTAGGCCTCAAGATTGAAGAACGTACAGAGCCATGGGAAGGTGCTTGTGGTGTCTATCACCCACTCCTCTCTGAAGCCCTTGTTAAGTTCCAAGCAGAGACAATGATGTCAATTTTCCCTGCAGCAGGGCCAGTAAAAACACTGATTATCGGAAAAGAAACACCTGAGAAGAAAGCGGCGTCTGAGCGTGTTCGTGATGACATGAACTATCAGTTGGTTGACGGTATGCCTGAGTACCGCCCTGAAACCGAGCGCATGCTCTGGGGCTTGGGCCTCGCAGGTAACGCGTTTAAGAAGGTGTACTACGATCCAGCCCTGCAGCGCCAAGTAGCTCTCTATGTGCCAGCAGAAGATGTGGTTGTTCCATACGGCGCTAGTGATTTACAGTCCAGCCCACGGGTCACGCACGTCATGCGTAAGACCGAGAACGAGCTGCGCAAGCTGCAAGTAAACGGGTTCTACCGCGATATTGACTTAGGAGAACCAAACTCCTCGTTAGACGAGGTAGAGAAGAAGATTGCAGAAAAGTTAGGCTTCCGTGCAACAACGGATGACCGATATAAGATTTTAGAAATG